ATGGTTTCTTCATTAGAATAACCACGATCATCATAATTTCCACGAGATACTTCTCTAAGTTTGTACATAATTTAAATTTTTAGTTAAAGATTAATTACGATAATAGGATGTCATTCATGTCTACTTTTTGTGGTTTTGATTTAACCTTTATCGTTCGCTGACTCCGTATTTCATTTGATTTTATTTTTAATTTTTTAGCTTTTTCTTCATTAGAAACATATTTTGCTAAGTCTTTAAGACTGCCACCTGTAAACATTAACCAAGCAAGCATAACTTGTTCATTAGCTACTTCTTCATTAGGTCTTGTTAAACTATCATATTGATATTGAGTTATAGTTTGACCATTGTTAAGTTTTACACTAGGTTTAATAAAATATGTTACGAAATCATTAATACCTAAAGTATATTTTTTACCATTAATTTCTTTCTGAATATTATCAGGAAGTTTAAAATCACCAATTTGTTTTGTATTAATAAGATTTGTATAAATTTCAGCTATTTTGTTAGCTTCAGCTCTTTTTTCTTCTGCTATACGTTCATTTTCTTCTTTCTGTTGTTGAAGTCTTTGTTTATCTAATTCAATAAGAGCTTCAAGTTGAGCTTTAGCTTCATCATAAAGAGCACCAGTATTTTTAAGATACTTAATATAATTATCATTCATAGATTTATTACCAAATTCTCTAGCAGCTAATTTGATAACATTTTCTAATTGTGCTTCATTATCTTTATCAAGTTGAATATCACTTCTATCTCTTATTTCACCAAATCCTTCATAAGTACCATAAGTATTTACATAATCTGCGAATTCAGCAAGTAAAGGATTTTGTTCTAAGAAATTATTTATAACACCATCATTATTTTCTTGAACTTTTTGATCAACAACATCATTTATATATTTAGCTATACCAGCAGGTGTATCTTCGTATTCAACTTCTTTGTCTTCGTCATCAGTGATACTAACACCAACAGCTTCTTTAATAGATTTGAAATTTAAAGTACCATCATTATTTGGTTCTTCAGTTTCAATACCTTGTTCTTTAATCCAAGCTTGAACCTCGTCTTTATTTTTAAATATTTCACCTTTATCGTCAACGAGATTTCCATCTTTATCAACAGTGTATGTAATATCTCCAAACTCAATATTCATACCTTCAGTTAATTCAATTTCATTCTCATCAGGATTAGGATTATCTTTAGGATTATCCTTAGGATTTGGATTAGGATTGTTTAAATCAGTTTTTTCAGGTTCATGATTTAAAGCAGTTGGATCATCTTGCGGATTTGCAGGAGGATTGTTAGGATTAGGATTAGGATTTGGATTAGGATTATCCTTTGGTTGTTCCTTACCTTCAAAATCAATATTAACTTCCATAACTTTAAATTTAATTTGTTTATGTATTTATTAAGTTCTAATTTTCGATGCAAAGATATACCATTTATTTTTAACTGCAAAAAATATTTCGTAAAATATTTACAAAAGTATATCAATCTTTACTATAATTAGCATCTATATTATATACTGTTTTAATAATCTAGATACTTCCTGGCAAGCGTTTTACGTTTGTATAAACGGCACTAAACACCGCCGTATACGTATGTTTCGTATACCTGCAATCAATTATTATTGCACTTATGATTAACTAATCATAAACGTAAAATAAAGCCGTAAAATTGAATTTAAATATCTTAAAATAAATAACTCCTAGCATTTCATCAACACTAGGAGTTATATCTTGGGAATGCACCAAGATTATTTTATGTATGATAACGGCAACAGGAATAACATCATTGTTACACTAGCAGCAATATTCATAAGAATACTATTAAGGTCTACATTATAAGATGTAACGTTTTTATCTTTATTTTTCTTATTAGCTAATTCACAATATAGATAATTACCTAAACATACTAAAATGTTAAACACTATTGGTACTATAACTCGCCCGTAAAGAAGATGTGTTATTAATGATATAACAATCATACTAACACTTGTAGCGATAACACCAAGTACTATACTCGGAGCATACTGTCTAAGAATTTCATTAAACTTTTTCATAATTTAAATATTTTATTTGTTTTATACAACCTTTCGGTATTGTTAATAAATTACTAACTTGTGGTGGATTATTACCATAATTTTGTGCTATAACTATATAATCTGGTTCTTCTTTAATTAAAAATCCATAAGATATTATATCTGTTGGTTTGTCATCACGGATATCATCTAATAAAGACCATGTTGTTGTATGATTTGTAGAATCAATCCAATGTACTTTGACTACTTTATTTATCATATTTATTTTTATTAGTTTTAGCAACACGTTCTTTGCTAGCCATATCTTCTCTTTTAACTTGTCTATCAGCTGCTTTATTATATAAATCTAATTGCATCTTTTGACGTTCTAGTGAAAGTTTATCTCTAGCTATAGCAGTTTTATTATCTTCAGCTAATTCAGCTAATCTATCTCTTGCACCGTTATCTTCTTCAGTAGGAGTAGAATTTAATAAAGCCATATCAACATCCATATATTTAAGTTGCATTTCGTATTGATATTCAAGAGCTTTAGTTTTTCTATCTTCTTCTCCTTTAGCTTGTATTTCTGCAAGTTTATTTTGTAACTTTTCTTGTTCTAACATCTGGTCTGCTTGCTTCATCTGTTCCTCATGTTGACGTTTAAGTTCAATAAACTTATTAACAGTGTCTTTAATTTGAGTAACATTGTTTCCTGTAATAGCAGCAAGTGCCATATCAAGATCACCATTTTGTGCAGCACTAAATGCCCATTGACGAAGTTGTTGAATTTTATCAAGTTCTTTTTGGTCATTCTTAATCATAATAGCTAAATTGCTACTTACGAAAGAATTAACATCAAGACTTACACTTCTACGAGATTGTTTATCATCAAAGAATGTTCTTTGAAGACCATCAATATATGCAAGTTTAGCATAATCTAAATCACGTTCATAATCACGTTTACGGAATTCATCAAATACTGTAGTAATTATAACACTACCCATAGAACTACGTGCTATAGCTTCTTGAGTATTAGTAACAGCAGCAGATGTTGCAATTTCGCCATATCTTTGAGCATTCATATCAACCATTTCTCTAGCTTCAAGTTTAATAGCTTCAATGAGTTGAGTAAGTTGAGCTATATAATCTCCAAGATTAGCATTAAGCATTTTAATATTAGCCATCTTTTGTGCAGTAGTATCTTCTGTATCATCTACAATAAGAACACCATCTGCAGCCATTTTGTAAATCTTATCTTCTGAATTAGAATTAATAAGACTTTCAGGTACAAGAAGAACTAACATTTTATTTTTAGCAATAACCATTTCTCTATGATAAGAGAATATATTACGCATTATCTGGAACGGAGTAACAAGTTTTATAATACTAAATTTACCCATAAGAGGAAGAACTTCCATAATACCATTATAAGGAAGTTTACCATCACGTTGATAAGCTATAGGTCTAGCTTTAATAGGATAAATAGCATCATAACGAGTACCTATACGATAGCCTTCATATACTTGAGTTTCATAAACCCATTCAATATTAATATCTCCAGCTTCTTTATTAAGAGTGTATCCTTCTTCAACTATACTTTCTTCAGGCATACCTAGTTGATTAATTCTAGTAAGAATACCTCTACGTGCTTGACCTTTCCAAACTACATGCCAAACTTCAAATAAATTGTTATTTTCTTCAGCTATATTAACAGGTTCTTTTTTAAACAAAGTTCTTTCTTTATCTGAAAACTTATCACAAACATCTGGATAATATTCAAAATATTTGTCATAAAGAAGTTTAGTTCTACCTGCATAAGTTTCAGAACGTTCATTATAATATTTATCGAGAAACTCTCTATCTTTTTTAGTTAATACATCATCAAATGTATCTATAATTTGATTATAAGATAAAGTCATTTTTCTTGCAAACATATCCTGGTCTTCAATAAAAAACTCTGAATTAGGTATAGGATAAGCTTCAACTACAGGTACATTTTCTTTAAATAAATTTTCACCTCTAATATCACAATAACTATAACATTCTCCTAATGTACAGAAATTAAAGAAAGCAGAAAGATATGTAATAGTATCATCAGTAATACTTCTAACAAAATCTAAAACATCTTGTGCTTGTTTACTTTCATCATCAACATATTTTTCATTAAAATCTTTAACAAATTGTTCTGGATCAGGCATTGCTGCTTGTGGATCAATTTGTTCTATTGGAGTACCTTCTTGTTGTGCTTGTTGTTGCATTTGTTGAAGATTTTGTTCAACTTGCTGTTGAAAAGCTTGCATAGCTTTTTCATAAATTAATTGAGTAAGTTTAGCATTCTTCTTAATTGCAATCTCAGAATTAGTAGCACTAACAACAAATTCATGAATACCTTTAAAATATTCACTGACATAACGTCTTACAATATCAGACATTATATCATAATTCCTCATAGTAGCAGGAAAACGTTTATATTTTTCATTTTTACTATTATAAGGATTTAAAGTTTTAGCATAAAACTCTTGAGGTATATTACCGTGAAGAATATCAAGCATACGCTCTTGTTCAGACCTATCATTAAAAGATAAACCAGCTTCTATGATAAAATCTATACAATTACTATACCATTCTGCTTTTTCTTTAACAGCTCTACCTACACGTTGTTGCGGAAAATTAACGTTAGATGAATACATAATAATTTAATTTAATTAAAACCAAGGTCTATGTAATATATCATTTTTATCATCATCAATGACTTTTTTTCTACTTTCAAGTTCTTTTGCAGCTTCTATATCAGTAAGCTTCCATTGCAAAGCACGTATAATCATTTCAGATACTCTATCAAAGTTACCAATATTATTCCATTTTTGTAATTCAAGAATAGATTGATAATCATAAATAGTTTGAAATAGTTTTTTAGGTTGACCGAGTTCATCAGTACCTACTTCAGAATATAACATTTCTTTTAATAAACGCAAACCTTCAAGTTTTTTAGTTGAACCGTTTGCATCACCTCCCATATTAACACCATATTCAATTGTAGTAGAAGCTTTAGCAGAAGTATTCCAAAGTTGAACTGGATCTTTCATTAAATATTTTAGTGCTTTCCATTTACGGAAATTACTAACAGTTTCACCTCGGTTAACCTCAACACCAGTAGTTCCAATACAGTTATAGTATCTTGCAAGAAGGTAACATATTTTATCAGCTTCTTCTAGTTTTTCAGGACGACCATAATAAGCAGCTACAAGAGCTGTTCTAAAGTTGTTATATTTAGTTGGGTTCATCCAAACTTTAATACTATTATGGGAATGTCTTTGAGTGATTGCTTTATTTTCTTTATTAATACCTACAGGGTCATAACTAATAGAATATAGTCCTGGTGGTATTCCCATTACTTGTTCTCCTTTTTCATCTATAAAAGGAAATTTTAAAGGTTGAAACCATATACGAACACAACCATGATGATGTTCATGTCCTTTAATAGGCACACCTTCAATCCAATCAAAAAAGTCAATATTGTGTTTACCACCATTAGCTGCTATACGAGCATTACTTCTAAATTCTACTTTAGGTCCAATATCATATAACATACCATCAGTATAAAATCTAAGACTACTATCAGTACGTAAACGCTCTTCCCACATCATTAATTCTTCACTACTAAATATATTTTCAGTAGTAGAACTAAATGACTCACAAGGCATATTAGCATATTGACCAAGATAATTTATATATTCAGAATAAGTTTTAGCACTAGCTTTTTTATCTTCACGTTCTTTAAAAGCAATCTTAAGACCAACTTCTATATCAGAATTACCGTCTTGATCCATTGCTTTTTGTCCATCAATCTCTCCTTGAAGTCCCCAACAATAAGGTTTAAAATAACCACATATTTCATTTCTACAATCTTTATCCCAAACATTTTCAAAAGGCATAAAATGATATGCTTTTGGATTATAAAAGTTTTGTTCAAAAGTTTGCATATTACCTTCTGTTGCAGTACCCCATCCTATAAGATTACCAGTAACATAACTACCAGTTCTCATAGCAGGCTCAGTTACTCCCATAAAATCATCAAAGTTATCCATTGTAGATACCTCTTCAGTTTTTACTTTCATAGCATCTTTACCAATAGCACAGTTAGGATTATTCATTGCTGAAACGCTGAACAACGCACTATTCCAAGATTTAGGAGAAATAAGACCATTAGGAAGTTTAAAACCAAGTGTAAAGTTTTCTTTATCAGTAGATATTATACCACGTTTAAAGAAAGTTTTAGTTTCGTAGAAACGAAGATTATTTATAGTGAAATCTGTAAGACCACCAGTTTTAGTAAGATATTTTTTATCTGCTGCAACATGAATTTCTACCTTTCTAGGATTAAGGTTCAAATCATTTGCAGTATCAGAAGCCATAATATAAGAGAAACCTCCACGACGTGTTTTATCTATAAGTAAATGAAAACCATTTTTAACAGCAAATTCCATTATATGCCAAGTCCAAAACTGAGCATCAACAAACTTACTAAAGTCATATTTCTTTTTACCTACACTTGCATTATCAGTAACAACAGTTGAACTTTCATCAAGTTGTTCCATTAATGTATAATTAAGAAAATTGTAGTGTCCACCAGTAATATGAACATCTACAGTTTCTCCATTATGTATTAAGCAAGGTGCAGTAAAACCGTGTCTTCTTCTATATTCTTCTCTTTTACGAAGTTGTCTATGTGGAATACTATCTTCTTTATATGTTGTATATACTTTTTCTTTTCTAAAAGTATCTGCCATTTGTGTAAGCAGATAAGTATCTACAAACTTATCACCTGGGTTTATATTAAGAAGAAATCCACCACTATCACCAATAAGAAATAAATCATAAGGATCATTATAACCACAATCTTTAGCGTGTTTATAACGACTCTTATCTTCATTTATATATTGAAGAAAAGGATAATCTCTAATATATTGTTCTTGTGATAAATCCATTATAACAATGCTATTATTAATAAGATGATAGATACTAATGTACTTGCACCTAAACTACCACATATAATGTTTCTTTGTCTTTTAACTTTCTTTACTTCTTCTCCACATCTTATTTGGGTATTATTAATGCTATCGCGAAAAGCACCAATAATGATAGAATCATTATGTACAATTTGTACAAGATTTTGATTAATTTCTTTTTCATATTCTAATTCTATCATTTTACAGTTTGCAACTTTTATAAGATTTACTGGAATAAGAACACTATCAGTACATTCAATCCCCCCTTTAGAAAAGAAATATGTAGAATCATTTTGAGCATAACTCAATGAACAACTTAACACTAGAGCTGTCATCAAGAGCATATATTTTAGCAATCGTATCATATTTAACACTATCAAGATATTTAATTCTATATTTAATTTCTGTATTAGTAACAGTTAAAGTATCTATTATATTCTTCTCTATAGGGCGGATAGTTTCAACAGTTTTTTCTTTTTTAATACTATATCCACAGAAAACTCCTAAACCAAATATAACAATAAATATAACAATACTTACTATAGTATATAACTTATCTGACTTCATTATAAATCCTCCTCAAGTAATAAAGTATATGTAAAACTATTACCATATTTTTCTATTTGTTTCTTACATAAAGTAAGGAAAGAAGTAAATTGTGTAGGATTAGCAAATACTTGACAACCTGCAGACCATCTATCTATAATTTTAGAAGTATGATATTGATTACTTCTATGAATGTTAATACCAAATAAACCATTATCTATAGTTTTAGGATCATAATCATAAATATCATCTTTATTATTATCTCTATAAACTTTAACAGGTTTAGCTTGTACTAATGCAGTATATTGACCATTATGTTTACCTAATTTCCAACAACTACGATATTGACCAGGAACAAGTATAGCAGTACCTTTAATATTACATTGACTTTTCATCATATAATATTTACCCGGATCTGTAGTAATACAATATATTAATTTATTCCAACCTTTTTCATTTTTATAAATAACAACCATAGCATCATCAAATGTATTTGTAACTTTACAATTGTTATTTGCTCGTATACCTATAATGTTAAGATTATATAAACCTTCTTTAAAATAAGTATAACCTTTATTTCTAAATATTTTTTCAAAATTAGCTGTTTCTATCTTCTCAAGAAGACTACGTTTAATATCAAAATATTCTTGTTGTTTCATAATTAAAATAATTCTGTTTGATTAGTAACTACTTTATTTTTCTTAGCATCAGCTAAAAGTTTTAAACTTCTATCATGAAATAAAGCATCTGCTTCATTTCTAAGATAATTAATTCTATACCAAGTAACTTTTTCTTCACCATTAGGATCTACATGATAACCATCTTTATCTCTAAGAGGTTGACCATAAGTATTAAGAACAAAAGGACTTGCTATATGACAAAGACCCAAACCTGTACATGGTTTTTCAAATATTCTTTCACATAATCTTGCATATATAGATAATTGCATAGAATAATGACTACCATTACATTCAGGAAGATGATTAAGTGGTGCAAGCATAAATTCTTTAGTATCTACCCATTCATTAGTTAATTGATTAGGTACTGTAGATTTATCTTTTTTGTAATAACCACTATTAAATTTAAGACCATCACGATTAGTTTTCCAATCAAGTATTACGAAATCACTCGGACGATCACATAAAATATCAATAGTGCCGGAAATAAGTAAAAGAGGATCAAATACACCAATCTCAGAATATATAGTATAACCATTATTAAGATAGTGTTCAAAAACTCTATAAATTTCTTCATATTTATTATTAGTAGCTTCTTTAAATTTATCTAAATCTAGAGGTTGTGGAATAAGATATTGTATATCAGCAACAGTAACACAACGACCACTTTCTAATTGTTGAAGATAACGAATAGCATCTTTGAATTTACTTACATCTTTTATGGCATTTTCTATACCATTATGAGTTTCAGTTCCTCTTTCACAAGCTTCATTTTTAATTTTGTCCCATTGACGAAGTATTTCTTTTTCACTTACTCCTTGCTCTCTTGCTTTTTTATGAGCCCAATACTTTGTATTAAACTTTGGAGCATACTCACCCATAATAGTGGTAACAGAAATATAAGTATTACCATTACTATCAGTGTATTTATGAGGTCCTTCATCAAAGTACAGATATGTATTTTCATAAATATCTTTCATAAGTTTTTACATATAATTTTCTGCATCCATAGAACTAGTAACAATACCACCTCCACGAGATGTTTCAGTTTCTTTTTCGTACATTAAGTTTTCTTTAGCTTCTTCTAATTGTTTAATTAATTTAGGTAATGAACCTGCTATATCATTAACTTTATTTACATTACTTAGCAAATCACCTATACTATTTAAGTCAATACCAGTACTTAATTTTTCAGTAATAAGATTGTTAATAACACTAACACTAAGATTAATATTATGTAATCCTTTAAGTATGTTTTCAACGACTCTACCAGCTTCAGTAATATTTTGTTCATAATAACGTTTAATAAGTTTTAATACAAGATTATCAGGTACATAACTTTTAGGAAGATTAGCTTGTTCCATTGCCATTTTAAGAGCCTCAGGATCACTAAGACCACTTTGTCTAGCAGGAGATTTAGGATCACCAAGATAATATATCACAATACATTCTTGAATGTAAATATGTTTATCATCAGTGGGATCTCTATTATATAAATCTCTAATATCTTTATCTAGTAATTGACGAACTGTTGGAGCTTTTGGCATTCCATTATCATCAATAGTTATAAGATAATCTATATCTAGTTTAAATTGAGCCATGATATGTTCTATATTGGTCTTCAAGAGTATAAATACGCATACTATAACTTATTAATCTAGCTTCAGCTTCAGTATGAGTTTTACATAGAAAACGAAAATAACCAAAATTATGAGTAATAAAAGTAGCTATTGTATATTTGTAGAATCTATCTCTACCAACACTAGCTTGAATTTCTTTATTCAGTTTGTGTTTAAACATACAATATTCTTCTTTACTCATTAATTCTCTACCTTCTCTCTTAAGTTCTTTTATTTCTTCAGAATTTCGTATTTTCTTATCTTCTATAAAACTAATACTACCTAAATAAGGTATACCAGCAGATTTACCATCTTGAATATAAGTCCATATATTATCTTCTAAATCTTCTATAATAGCAGAGAGAACCTGCTTATCTACGATATTTTCATCAAGACAAGCAAGTATATCTCTCCTATTACAGACAGTCACATCATAACCATTAGGATATTTGTGAACTTCACTCATAATTTTACTATTTATTTAGTAGAATCTTGTTTTTTAGAATCTTCAGTAAAATTTACATATTTACTTTCAGGTTTCTGTAAATTTTTATATAAAGATTTAATACCAGTATTGCCAATAATTTTAAATTCTAAGAAATAAACTTCTCTACTATCATCATCCATAGTTAAATCATTACGTTCTTCTAATGAAAGATTATCACTTAAAGCAGGAATTATCCTATCTATATCTAATTCATTAAAAGGAGTAGCACAATGATAAGCTAAATTTAATTCACTAGTAGGAATTAACAATTTATCTTTAATTTCAGCACTTTTAATAAATTCACTATCAGTTTTTCCAGCTTTAATAAAGATAGGAACTACTGCAATTTCAATATTCTTTTTCTTAGTTTTATAAGCCATTACTAATCTATTAAGATGTTCATGTCTTACAAGTGCAATCAAACTATGATGTTCAGCAACTTCAATATGCTTTGTAACATCAATAAGATATTCATTGCTAATTTCATTTAAATCTGTAGGTAAGTTAACATTCATAACTTTACCACCTACTTTAACATTAATTTGTTTCATAATAACATTAATAATTTGATTAATAATATTGTTAATTAAGTTTATGATAAACTTGGTTGCAAAGATATAAGTAATAAATCAAATAATGCAAGTATTAAAGATATAAAAGTAAAATTTAACATTTCAAAAATTAAAGAAAATTTCATCAGTATCTTTACTATGTTTAGTATTAGTATCATTATCATTAATTTTACTATGTTTAGTACCAGAATTTCTATCTATTTATTTTTAAAATTTTAAGAAAATACACTATATATAATAGGTACTTATATAATATATAATATATAAATTATAAATTTATATATTATAATAAACTATATAATACATATATAAAAAATATAAATAAATATATAAATAAAAATACATATAATAATATAAATATACATAAAAGAGGTAAATATACACCTATAAATACACCCCCTTAAAATAATATAATATATAAACCCCCTGGTACTACTTAATATAAAAAATAAAATACTA